TCATGGCACGTTATAACCTGCATGATTATCTGGATGATCAGCGTCACTGGCTTGCTGTTTGGCAGGATCACCTTGAGAAGCTGGTTGGTCAGCCTCTGGTTTGATCCCCACGTTATCTTCCCAGGCCAGCAGGTCTGAAAGTCTCCACCTTTTAGGGCTGCCATTTATTTTAGGCTGCGGGAATGGCTGAGCAAAGTAAGAGGGCATCCGGGATGGGGTGCTCCAGAAATAGAGTGTGCTGCGCGATATTTTGTATCTGGACAGAACGTCATCGGTTATCAAAATTTCATCTGATTTATGAGATGTATTAGTCATAAAAACCCCTTAGTTACATTGTCCAGGCAGATGGTGTAGCCGGCGCGCGCAGCTCATGGCTGTGGCCACATAGCTACTTTTTCTGTTAACAACTTCTACAGTGATCTTTGAGCCTTGAACCACCACCGTATAAGTTCTTTTCGTTTTCTGTCGCCCGTAGGCTCCATAAAGCTCAACGTGTTTTGCCAGTGCCGCATCGCACGCCTGGCGGCCCAGCGGTGATTGTTTGCTTCGGTTAATCAGTCGCATATTCACCTCACACAAAGACATCTACCGGATCGCCAGCTGCGCGCGCGTTGTCGTTCGCTTCACGGCGGAGGCCGAGAACATAGCCAACGGGATCCCAACTGGACAGAATTGCATTGAGCTCTTTATGGCTGTGCCAGGTTGTCAGGCGTTTTTTAAGCTCGCTGGCGCAGGCGCGCACGTTCGCCCGGGTGGGGCCGGCCATCTTCATGCATAAGCACAAAGTCAGAAGCAGATCCGAATATTCGTCGGCGGCTGCACGCAATGCTGCCGGGTCGATGCTGGCTTCCAGCTCGGGTAATCGATGTTTAAGACTCATGCTGTCAGCTCCTCAATTCGTTTGAACTTAATAACCCAAACCCATGGATTGGAATTCCATGATTCATCGCCGTAGATTGATTTCCAAAGGGTTACGAATGAGCCGCGGGCGCTCAGTTGATGTTGAGTCCAGCCTGGCTGATAGTGCTTCCAGAAGCCCCCTCGTAGCTTCGCCACGCCTTCTGCCTGAGCATCATGCTCGTTGATAGCGTTTAGCCGCTCAACCCGCACGTCGGTGATTTCCAGCAGAATGCGGCTGGCCCAGCGCGGCATGTGCAGCGAAGGAGTCCATTTCTCAGGCGTTGCCGGCTTATTGCAGACAGCTACGGGTACACGGTGGGTTTGCTCAGTCCATGAATTTCGCTCGCTGGCTTTGTATACCAGGGGGGCGACGTCTGTAGCCCGGCTATGCACCCGAAAGGCCTCCCGCACCCAGATGCGATCGCCTATTACTCCGTATGGGCAGCATTCCCTGATCAGTTCAGGTACATCTTCCGGGTAGCAGCCGTTAAACTTCTTCTCGATCTGAATGAATTTTGAAATTTGGTCACTTCCGACCGTGCAGTCCTTTATAATCCTGCGCGTCTGCGTCTTTCGGCCATCCAACAATGCCCGCACCATCTCCCCGTTAAAAATCATTCCGCGTTCAGTAATTTTCGTCATATCGTTACCGGGAGGGCGAACCCTCCCGCCTCCCTTAGCCCACGTATTCCGGTTTCATGTCGTCCAGGGTGATGCGGAACTGCTCATACAGTTCATCACCGAGGTGGCGGCGCGATGAGGTCAGGGTGCTTTCTGCCTTCGCGAATAACGCTTCGGCTTCCGGATCCCCCGGGTTAGGAAGTGAATTAATGGCGGCCTCAACTTTGTTTCGGGCGTCTACCATGAAATAACGCTGCACGGCTTTACCTTTCAGTTCGGTGAAAAGAACAGTGCCCAACACAGCTTTCTCTTTATCCAGATCCGCCCTGATGGCCTTTGCTGCATCGACCGATTCGGCGCGCTCAATGCGGTCACGGAAATCATCTGCCAGGGAATCAATATTGAGAGCTGAATCCTGCGCGCTGGTGGTGATGTCTGTTCCGCTGGTGATCTCAGCGACAGACATTCTTTGCGCCGGCGCCGGGTTTATTTCTCGCTCGGTCCTTTGTTCAACTTCATCCGGGCTGTAAACACCCAGGATGACTTCCGGGCAATACAGCCGTGCCCAGTATTTGACGCCCAGATAAGCGATCTGCTGTTTCGGGTTAGAAACCCACAAAGGAGAATTACGTGTGACGACTCCAGAGAGATAAAGTGGCTCCCCCCAGGTGATTTCTGATTCACCGCGCAGAATCGCGCCGACCTGGACGAATAACCCGATTTCGTCTTCATCAGTCCAGCCGCGCACCCGTTCTGTAACGCTGTATTTCCCATTTTTACCGTGTTTTTCCCTGGTAATTTCCTGCGTCCTTGTGCAACGTTCCCAGTTGCCGCCGTAGCGATAATGAAATCGACCGTTAATAGCGCTGGAACTGGCGATTACCGCGTTGACGAGCTGGGCTTCATATCCGAGCACGCCGTTTACCAGATGCGTTTTTTGCGCGACTGCATAGGGATTCATGCCCCACTGCATAGCCTGCATAACGATGGCCATGCAATCGGCTGGCTTACCTGCAAGGTGAGCTGGCACTGTCACTTGTGAATCAGCCATAAGGTTTGCGAAAGCAGTTAACTGACCGAGAGCCTGAACGTTAAAGATCGCGTTGCTAGCTGAAATGGTGTTTGGTGCCTGCTGTTCGGCTGTAACAATGTTAGTGTTTTCCATGACTGTTCCCCCTTATGCCTGTACGCGCAGCGCTTCGAGACGGCGCATATCAAAATCGTTAAGTTCTTCGGTGTAGTCTTCGGTAATCGGCGCCGGCCATTCGCCAGTGTCGAAACCGTTCGCGATGGCACGCATTGCTTTGCGATATTCCAGCATGCCGAGTTCCAGCATTTCTTCGGATGCCTCGATGATGGCGATCCAGTGGTAGTTCTCGTCTTTGTTGACGAATATCCAGAAGAACTGGTCAAGGGCTGCGGTTTCGCAGTACATAGCCGCGCTCAGGTGGTAATCGCGCTCGATGATTTCCCGGTGCAGCTTCGCGCGCAGGCCTTCCTGCTTAATGTTCCACATACTGATGGTTTTCAGGTCCGCACCAATGCGCAGGCCGCCCATGTCTATCTCAAGGTCAGGGCGCACGCGAACTTCCAGCCCGGTTTCCTCATCAATGCCGAAATAGCTCACCTCGACGGCACGGCTCGGGTGCGTCAACAACTTGCCAGCGGTCGGGTGATTCAACAGTGCTTTCTGAATGGCCAGTGCCGTAGCCAGCTGCTGGCGGGTAACCAGCACTTTTCCTTCCGGGTTCTCGCGCCATGCATCCAGCAGCTCGTCGGCAAACACGGCATCCGGTTTTACCGATTTCACGGCCTGAATCAGATCGGCCTTTGTGCCAGAGACTTTCAGGGGCTGCGCCTTCTGTGCTTCCTGAGCAACCATGTCAGGATTAATAAGCGCCAGCTGTTCCAGTAAGGCATCGCGGCCACCGCTGGTTTTCACCTGGGCGGGCAGGGTGGCGTTGTATTCTTTGATGCAGGCCTTCATTGCGGTGGCGGTTTGCTTCTGACCGTCTTCAATGCGCTGGAACTCAGCAGGTAAAGACATATAACCCTGGCCGGTTTCTTCAACTGATGTACCCAAGGGAACCTGGGCGGGCAGGTTCGCGTTGTATTCCTCCAGGAATCTTTTGATGTCATCTGCGCTGAGTAAAACCGGAAGCCCGTTGTTGTATTCGTCGATAAATGCGCGGATCGTCGCCGTCGTGGTGAAGGCACCTTCCGGGATTTCCGGCTCGATACTGAATTCTTTTTCCAGCTGATCAGGCTGCAGCGCCAGTGCATGCACCAGATTGCCCATATCCAGAACAGGAGAGCGCACCTTCTGGATGGTTTTGGATACGTGACGCGCCTCGAAATACATCAGCGATACCCGGGCATCTTTAACCATCGTGGAGCTGATGCCGTTAGCGGCGTGGTAGACCTCATTTGGCACGCCTTCATATCGACCAGGCTCGAAATACTCCGGCCATGCTGGCGCTGCTTGTTCAGCCTCTTCCTCTTCATCGCTATGAGCACTCTCTGAAACCTGGCTTTTCAGCACTTCGGCGGTAAGATCCGGGCAGCGTTCAGCCAGTATTTTGCTCATGTTCACGGCAATTGTTTGCGCAGGAGGCTCATCAGCGCCTTCGCCTGCTGATACCGCATTATCATTTTCGTCTTCGACCGGCTGAGCCGTTTCCATCTGCACATCGCTGGTGGTTTCCCCGGAATTAGCTGGATGTAATTTTTCTTCTGCAGCGCGCTGGCGCGCCTGGTCCACGATAGAAAGTGCTGGTGCTGGCTGGCTATCCATCAGACCATCAATCGAAAAAACACCATTGCCCATGTTTGAAACTTCAGGCTGTTTGGGCTTGATCAGGTCTTCGGTTATCCACTTCGGATCCGTGGGGTCACTGATACCTTCGACATATTCGCCACGTTCGGCGGCCAGAACCTGATTAGCGTCAGGACGTTTCTTTTGAGCTTCTTTCACCAGTTCGGGGCCAATTACCTGAAAGTCAGTTGGGAGAGTTTCCAGGTCAGGCACACCTTCATCTCCATCGATAGCCTTTTTCACAGCGTCCAGAGTGACGGCGGCAGATGAAACATGACCAGCTTTTTCAAGCGTCTCAGCCGAAGGGGCGTCATGTTTATGCTCGGTCAGGTTCGCATTGATATAGGTCTGCAGACTTACCGGGAAATGGTGAATATCGCTGGTGGCGCCACGAATAAGGGCAAAAATCGCTGCGCGGGAATAATCCAGGATGCCTGCGACCTTGCGCAGCGCTGCAGACCATTCCTTGAACGGACTTTCTTTCTTCTGGACAATCTCTTTGGCCCGGCGGTGAATTGATGCGGGGAAATTGTAGATATCGAAATCCATTGGCATTGTGGCCAGAGCTATTTCTACATCGAGCGTATCAAGGGTATGGGTGTAGTCAGGGTTGCGATCGGTTTTATTACCGCCGCCAGCATTCGTACCTGCATCGGTTTTCAAAACCGAAGAAATGCAGTTACCGGCAGCCCATTCCCTGGTGAGAATGCCGCGGTCGATCGCGTTCGTGGCGAACCACAGCTTAGCAAACTGGATACGCTTACCGAGCTCATGCCGTTTCCCTTCCGGGAAGACTTTTTTATTGGCGCTGGTGAATTTCCAGAGCGCCGGCATATCGTATTTTTTGATTTCAGGGACATTCTCGGCGGCCAGGATCAGGTCCTGGACGGCCGCATTATCAGTGTCCATTTCAAGAGCTGACAGCTCCTGCCGGTGAGGCATGCTGATATGATAAACGTGACGTTCTTCAGCCATGTACTGTGCCAGCAACTGAGCGCGAAAGGGGAGTTCTGCCACGTTAAAAAGCGCGCTTGAATCGTTCTGGTATTCATCGCTACCGAAACTTTCCACGGTCTCACCTTGTGCCGCGTCGCCAGTGGAATTGGCATCAAGCGGCTCGCCACTAACGGCTCCGGCATCATCGATGTGATGATCCGCTGGCGACTGACCTGGCTTCAGAGCCCAGGTGCGACCATCATCACCGAGCTGGTAGCGTTCGCACCATGAGTAATCGAGAACACCCTCCGCCGGCAGGTCATTGAATACCGGGAAATCGGTGCGAATTGGTTTTTGGTAATCCTTACCGCGGCCTGTTTCGATCCCAGCGTCTTCCAGATCGACGTCCAGCTGCAGAAGGGCGCGAGCTTCTGTTTTATTAGTGCGCCAGATTACGGCATCAGCTTTACCCGATTTTTGAGTCGCTTTTATCAGATAAAAATATTCCATGTGATAGCCTCTATTTTGGATGTAGAATCCCCCGGGCCATTGGTAGCGCCCATTCAGGGTGGTCATTGGTTTTGGTAATTTCCGGTGTAACTTTGGTCGGTGGCACCGGACGTACAGCCCGCTTCGGCGGGTTTACGTTAGCCCTCGTGAGCCATCTGGTCGTGAGAGGCGCAACGTTCAGAGCAATACTCTTTTTCTTTCCGTGCGAGCTGGTTCCCCTGGAGGTACAACAGGGTGCTTACCACTGGTTTTCCCTCGATTGCTTTACGGCAGTAACCGCATTTTTTCTGCATTCCTCCCCCTACATTTGCACCGTGAACCCGGCCGGATGCTCGTCCAGTACACCTTTCAGCGGATAACATTCAGCTTTCACGTGTTGCTCTTCTGCAGCTGCCTTGCAGTCATTCTCAGTGTCGTAAACGCCGAGCAGGACATCCTGATTACCGCCCGTCAGCATGCTGACGGTGAGAACCAGGGCAAACATCGTGCTCATGAAGGGTCTCCTTTTTGCGCGAGCATGTAGCACACTCGGCGGATGAAAGCTGACAGCGGATTTAAACGAACAGCCTGCTGACGAGCGGGTTTGCGTGCGAAATCATTCATAGAAACAATCCCCTCAGTGCGCTGAAAAGCGCGATCCAGATGAAGAGCCCAATTACTGCTGAAATGACCATGGCTCTGATACCGTGCTTGCTCATTTCAACTCCTCATGTATGCCTGTCTTTTAACCACTTCAGGCTCGGTGGTATGCTGGTAGTTCTCACACAGCCAGCAAGGAAATAAAAATGTCAAAACTGACAACGATGAAAGTTGCTTGCCCTGATTGCGGAAGCGAGATGCTCAAGCGTCCCGATGATTTCGACTTTGATACAAATTTTGTTGGCGTCAGTTGTGCCAACTGTGGTCGAGAAATCACTAAGGACGATGTCGTTAAGCAAGGGACGGATGTTGTCAAAAAGCAGGTTGACGACATTCTCAGGGATGCCTTCAAGGGAACGGGCTGGAAGCTCAAGTAACCCCAGTAGTTCCTCGACCTGATTGATTACTTCCGTGGCGTCTATTTCGAGTTCAATAGGCGCCACCTTTACCTTACTCATCTCATCCTCATTGCCTTGTCGCCGGCCAGCGGAACGTTACTACCTACTGCGCATTGATATTTCCACCTCATCCCGGCATTCGTATGCTCCGGGCAGCTACTTCGTGGGCGTCCTGCCTTGGTGGGGTGTTGCTGGAGTTAATTAAACACAATGTTTAATGTTGTGTCAACATTGTGAGTAATTAAACGTAAACAAAAAGTTTATAACGAGAGGTGGGTTAGTGCAGGGAGTATGTTTATGGGTCTATTCTTTGGTTTTAAAAACATCTATGAGGGCTAATGGTATGCGGTATGACGATGAGTTTTTCGCGAAGATGCACCCGCAAATAGCGCAGGTTATCGGGGTAGCGGTTATGCAGCTACTGGTTGAGAAGCAAGAGCCGTCAAGAGAGGCTCTGATAGAGATGATTTAGGTGTTGTGGCAGGAAGACCATGTCGATCTGGCTGTGGAATTGGCCCTTGACGTTCTGTCGCTACCGAAAGAGTAGGGGCAATAAAACTCGACGCGTGGCCGGGCTACTGGCGCTGACAATACGGCAATATTTTTTCAATCGCTGATTGAATAAATGAAGGGCTATGAAAGTCAGGATCTTTCAACGGGCCACTGACATCAATACTGTTTTGCAGGGAGCGCTGATATTCACTCCAGAGTTCCGAAAGGTGTTTCTTGTTCTTGGGGCTGCAGATATCAATGAACGTATCAATCTCTCGCTGTGATATTGATACATTTCCGCCACCGGGAAACACTCCATTCTCAATAAGTCGCAATTGATCTCTTAATTTTTGTCTTATTATATCGCTTATTGCATTGAACTCTTTGCGTTTTTCCCCTTTTACTGCATATCTGTAGCTAAAGTAACCGCTTGCAGGAACTGCTGTGATAGATACAATCATTGCAATAGTTGCAACGATGTCGCTATAGCTCATGGAGGTTTTCCTATGTCTGGCTCTGATATCTTGGCCACAGTTGCCTTGATTATTTCAGTTACAAACCTCTCCGTAATTCTCTACGGGATATGGCGCTTACGTGATTAAACCGTTGTGATGATTATTCTTCATCGCCCTTAATCCTTCGCCCCATGTACTTGGCATACAGCTCATCGAGTTCTTTGAGACGCAGAGATACGATCCGCAGCATGTTCTGTTGCTCTTCTTCGTTGGGGAGTTGGTTATAGAGTTCCAGCAACCGTTTCTCGTCCGGGCGTAAACCATCATTTGCATCGACGTCCTGACCTAAAACCCACTCAAGGCTTACGCCAAGAGCATCAGCGAGCTTTATGGCAGAGCTCTTTCCAATCGCTCCCCGCACAAACCAGTTGTTAACCGATTGCGAACTTACACCACAAATTCTCGCTATATCCGCTTTGGATATGCGCTTCATCTCAATTATTTCATTGAGCCTTTGGACCTGTGGGTTGTCGGACTGGTGCGTATTTTTTCTCATATATCACGATTTTAAACTAAATGTTTACCGTCTCAACATTCATAAAGTTGACATTAAAATAAACATAATGTTTAATCCACTCTGTAACTTTAATGGAGTGGTTTATGAACGCATTAGAAAAAGCCATACACATCGCTGGTGACGCAACGAAGCTAGCAGAAAAACTGGACGTCTCATCTATGACGATTAGCCATTGGAAGCATCGCCATGGGGGAGCCGTTCCTCAGTCTCGGGTTTTCCAAATCTTCCGGGTAACCGGCGTTACTCCGCATGAACTTCGCCCAGATCTTTACCCAAATCCAAACGACGGTTTGTCTTCACAAAATCTGGTGGGATGACCATGCAAACACTTTCCTTTCAACAAAATACCGGATTCAACCCCGGCGCTCTGATAAAGCGAAATCAGGCGAAAGTGGCAGATCACGACGGCATTCGTTCTGCCGTTCGCGCCTGGGCTGCAGCTGAAGGTCAGGATGTTGTATCGGCGTACATCATCGATGAGTGGCGCCAGCAGGGCGGGGAAGAAATTGAATTTCCTGCGGACATCAGCCGCGCCCGACAGAAGCTTTTCCGTTATCTGGATAACGAGGTCGATTCTGAAAAGTATCGCGCGAATGTGCGTCTTCTGACGCCAGCCATCATGGCCGTCCTCCCGTTGGAATTTCGCCACCGCCTGTTGCCTGAAGACAATTTCATGTCCCGACTGGCACGGCTGGAGAAAGAGACCAGCGAAGCGAAGGTTGCCGTTGCCATGGGAGCTCCACGTCATCAAAAGCTGAAAGAACTGAGCGAGGGAATTGTCGAGATGTTCCGGGTTGACCCAGAACTAACGGCGCCACTGATGGCCATCGTCACTTCAATGCTGGGGGTTTTGTAATGTCGGGTATCAAAAAGGCGAAAGCCGCGGTGCTGTAACACCAACGGCTTTCAGGTGCAAAAACGAAGAGGTAATTGCGAGGTAAGTATGTCAGAAACAAAGACTGAGGTAAACGCCCAAGCGACCCATAAATGCTCCTTTTGCGGAGCGAGCAATATTGAGGTTTCGGGCGTTCTAATCGCCGGCCCCGGCGTATCCATCTGTCAAAAATGTGTCTTTCAGTGGGTTGATATTGTCTTTCAACACGCAGAAAAGACCGATAAACCAACGTCATAAGTTCAGGGGTATCTATGCGTGACTATGCAACAGTCGCACCGCAATTCTGGCTGGGGAAAACAGGTCGGGAACTGCGGAAAAAAGGCGCTGAAGCGCAGGTGGTTTCGTTTTATCTCATGACCTCGCCACACGCAAACATGCTCGGTTTGTATTACCTGCCAATTCTCTATATCGCCCATGAAACAGGGCTGGGCTTAGAAGGGGCTTCGAAGGGGCTTAAAAGCACCATCGAAGCGGGGTTTTGTAGCTATGACGAGGACACAGAGATGGTCTGGGTGCATGAAATGGCCGCCTACCAGGTAGGCAAGGCATTAAAGCCAGGTGATAACCGTTGTGCGGGGGTCAGGAGTGAGTATGCATCACTTTCAGAAAACCCTTTTCTTTCATCATTTTACGAGCGTTATAAGGATGATTTTCATCTGAATGTCAAACGCGAATCGTGCCCAACGCCAGAAGGGGCTTCGAAGGGGCTAGGAAGCCAAGATCAGGAACAGGATCAGGAACAAGATCAGGATAAAGATATTTCGGGGCATGGCGACGCCACACCCCCAGATGGTGGATCCTCCGATGAAGCTCCATCTGAAAAGCCGAAAAGCAGTTATTCGGAGGAGTTTGAACAGGCCTGGAGGGAATACCCGAAACGAGCCGGAGGCAACAGCAAGGCTGACGCGTTCAAAGCCTGGACTGCACGAATTAAATCAGGCGCGACAGCGCAGGAGCTCATCGATGGCGTTCGTCGATACGCTGCATACGTGACTGCTGCCGGAAAACTCAATACCGAGTTCGTGAAACAGGCATCCACATTTTTCGGTCCGTCCAAGCACTACGAGGAACCATGGACCACAACCGCGGCTGCCGGAAAGCGGGATCCGAACATGGTGTCCCAGCCCAGTAAGTTAATTCCCAGCGGGTTCAGGGGGTAGAAATGAAAAATATAATTGGTACTGGTAGTGCGCTGGAACGACTGAGAAAGCTTATCCCTCCAGGTGTTGAGCCGAAGTTCGCCAGCGTTGACGAGTGGCGCACATGGCAGGCAGAGGAAGGGCGCAAACGCTGCGAAGAACTGGAAAAACAAAACCAGCGTACCCGTGGTGAAAAAATATTCGGACGAGCGGGAATTCAAGATCTGCATCGGAGCTGCACGTTCGCAAATTACCAGGTGGCAGGAGATGGTCAGCGCCGGGCGCTCACGATGGCGAAAAGTTACTCGCAGAACTTCGGTTCAGGGTTCGCCAGTTTCGTATTCAGCGGAGCGCCGGGAACCGGGAAAAACCATCTGGCGGCCGCAATCGGAAATCACCTGCTGGCTGGTGGTCGCTCTGTGCTGGTGGTGACTATTCCTGACCTGATGCTACGTGTTCGCGAGTGCTACGACGACGGGCAGTCAGAGGCTTCGCTTCTGGACGACCTTTGCCGGGTAGATCTGCTCATCCTGGACGAAGTAGGCATTCAGCGCGGCAGCAGCGGCGAAAAGGTCATTCTGAACCAGGTTATCGATCGCCGCCTGTCGTCGATGCGTCCGGTCGGCATCCTGACGAACCTGAACTACGAATCTCTGACGGACACCCTCGGCGCGCGCATTCTTGACCGTCTCCAGATGGACGGCGGCATGTGGGTGAACTTCGACTGGGATAGTTATCGCAAAAACGTCCGCCATCTGCGCGTCGTTAAGTGAGGAAAACATGGCTAGAGCATTTTCTGCTGTTGAGCGCCGGGAGTATGTCCGCGCAGTGATTCGTATCACCAGACACCAGGGGCGACTCACGACCGCCGAGGCAATGAAAAAACTGGGGCTGAGCCGCGCTACTGTCCAGCGGTATTTTTCCGAAGCAGAAGCGACTGGAGAGGTTGTCCGGCATGGTCGTTTGGGGCTTTTCCGCGATCAGCGGGCCGTCATCGACTTTGACATGAAGCGTTTTGGCCTGGTGCCGAAAGTTGCTGTTGGGATGAATTATAGCCTGCTTGGCAGCTCTGTTTTTCAGCGAGTTTTAGATGTTCAGGAGGCTATTCATGGCTAAGAATTCAATCGATGTATACGGTGCCAGCGGCAAAACGAACGTGCTCAATTTCGAGCCTGAAAACCTGCACCTGGTCACCGATAAGAACCACCCACTTTACGATGAGCGTGTACACCTGCCTATCGAGGAAGGGATGGTACTGAACATTGCGGAGCTGGGTGTACTGGAGCCGATCATCGTCTGGAAAGACCCTGAAACGGGGCTCACCTGCGTAGTTGTTGGCCGTCAGCGCGTTAAACATACCCTGGAGGCAAATAAACTCCGTCTGAAAGAAGGCAAAGACCCACTGCTTGTACCTGGAGTCGTTAAGCGCGGATCAGCAAATCAGATGGCTAAATACATGGTCAGTGAAAACGAAATTCGCCGACCTGATACACCGCTTGGCCGGGCTAAAAAAATGTCAGACGCGCTCGACCGTGGGCTCGATGAAGACGACATTGCAGTGTTGTTTGGCTGCAGCGTTCAGACCGTTCGTGCAACGCTTTCCCTTCTCGATGCCACCCAGGCCGTCAGGGAAGCGGTGGAGGCTGGCACAGTTACCGTTACCCAGGCACGTCAGCTGGCATCGCTTAAACCCGAAGAGCAGCGGGAGAAGGTCTCCGAAATCGAAGCGGCAACTGCTGGCACAACCGGCCATGAAAAAGCCCGGCGTCAGCGTCAGATCCTCGGTGATGCAAAGCCGCGTATCAAATCACGCAAGGAAATTACAAAAGCACTCGAAGATGCCAGTGGCGAATATGCCGAGGCTCTGCGCTGGGTGCTTGGGGAGGCGGTATGAATATTGATCCTGAGAATTACAGCAAATACACCCTCCGTCGGTTCGCCGCCATTTTGGATGTGACCTGCTGGGTGCTGATTGCCGTAGTAACCGTTGGTATCTGCATGTTTATTGAATGGTGGACAGCATGAGCAACGTAACCAAACCAACCAGCAAGGGGAAATTTGATGGGGCAGTTGATTACCTCTGCTCCGATGAGGCTCGTTTTCTGGTTATGCGGGGCGACTATAGCGAAGCAGATATTATCCAGGCGTCTGTATCCCAAGATGTGATTGATGCTGAAGGCGCAGAGGATTTTGCTTCCAGCGCTCGCTATTACCAGTGCTGGTACAAAGTCAGTCCAATTGGTGGGCAGGAGGGTTATTCAGGCTGGCATCATCCACGTGATACGCCTTGTCGCGGTGCGTATTTCGCATCTGTTCTGCAGTGGGATTAAGGAGCGTGCAGCATGACTGATATCACCGAACTGGCGCAGAGCCTGAAAGCGGCAGCAGAGAAGGCTACTCCGGGTGAATGGGTTTATTTTCCGAAAAATACCAGCATTGAGTATGACGTAGGCAGTGATGAATCTCAGGGATCAATCCTCTATGTCGATAGTGGTGATTTCACCCAACCCCAGACAGACAGGAATGGAGAGTTCATCGCCCTGGCTAACCCTGCCAACGTTCTCGCGCTGGTAGAGGCGCTGGAAACAGAGAAACGTATTTGCGCAACGTGGAGAAAAACAGCTGAGTCGACCAGTGAAAAGCTGGAGAAGGCGCAGGCAGCCGAGCGCCGTTGGCATCGGGTGGCGTCCCGGGTACATGAGCAGGCTTGCGAAAGCGACGTGAAAATTGATGAGCTTGAGGCCATCCGCGCAGCAGCCGAAAAGCTTGTTCGCTGCAAAGGTCGCTATCACAGCGAGCAGAACTATCGAGCACTGGCGGCGCTGTTTGGCGTGAAAACCCCGGACCTGCCGCCGTTGGAGCATGAAAACGTCCATTATGCCGATGCTGCAGAGATGGAGATCGCAGCACTGCGCCAGCGCATCGCAGAGCTGGAGTCCCGCACCGTCACCGTGAAGCTGCCACAACGACTTCAGCCAGGCGCTGATGGTTGGGATGACTGGTATGTGCACAGCGACGATGAAGGGGAATATCTCAAGTTTGATGATGTGCTGGCAATGCTAACCGCCGCTGGCATCAAGTGGGAGGCTGAGTGATGGCACTGACCAAAAAACAGCGCGCAGAACTGCGCATGAAGTTTGGCGGACGCTGCGCTTACTGCGGCTGTGAGCTTAGCGACAAATGGCACGCTGACCACGTCGAAGCTGTACGCAGGAATATCAGTAACGGCTACGCAATGGACAGACCTGAAAACGACACCATCAACAATATGGTGCCAGCGTGTATCCCCTGCAATCTGTTCAAAATGTGCAGCACGGTTGAGGATTTTCGCAACCGCATCGCGACTCAGGTAGATGTGACTCGCCGGGCATCGAGAAGCTACCGTACAGCGGAATCATTCGGCCTTGTTCAACCAACTAACGCGCCGGTAGTGTTCTGGTTCGAAAAGTATCAGGCAGAAGGAGCCAACCAATGACCAAATCAACCATAACAGACAAACGTGTTACCTCGGTAATTGAGCGCCTGGAGCATTACGCCTGCAATCTCAAGTGGACAAACGTTCGTGGAGCTCAAGACCTGCTGGCTGCTGCTGATGGCTTGCGTGAACTACAGGAACGCCGCAAGGCAGCAATGGACAGCAAGCCGGTGATACTTTACCGACAGATCAATCCGGCGAACGGAATGAAGACGTATTGGGCTGAGTTAGACCAGGAAGAATTTAGGCATTTAAAAAAATACACTGATGAAAATGCTGAATTCATGACGCTCTATCGCCACGCACAGCCAGCTCCGGCAGTGCCGGATGAATTGTTGAAAGAGTACCTTCGATTAGTGCAATGCATGCTATCGGATTATAGGGATAGTAATTACGGCAATGCACAGCGCTGGATTAGGCACATAGCAAAAGCCTCCGATGATTTTGAGCGGAAGCACGGGATTTCTCCGTGGGAAATGGCTCGCAAGACCTGCCGCGCCGCCATGCTCGCAGCCGCCCCACGGTCACCCGGCAGTGAACCCGCTACCGTGCAGGGTAAATGGATTCCGGTAAGCGAACGGATGCCGGAAGACCGCACGCAGGTAATCCTATGGGATGCTGAAATTGGAGAAGTAACAAGCGGTCACTACAGTCATAAAACACATACTTTTTATCATTGTGGCGATGCTATCGAAAACGAGATAACCCACTGGATGGCGCCTCCAGCCGCCCCGCAGGAGGTTAGTGATGCCTAAATCCCCCGCAGAACGTAAAGCCGCGCAGCGCGCGCGGCAGTTGGCTGCCGGCGAATAATTAATAACCTAAAGATGTACCAGCCATGCAACTGAGCTGATTATCTTTTTACCTTACTTAACAACCACACAATGGCAAGGACGCCTATTATCTGGGCAATCAAAAAGCCAACATTCGGCACATAAGGAAATATATCCCCATCAGGAACACCTAAGTTCCAAATGAATTTATATGTAAAATCAAGAGACTGACCGCTAACCATTTTATCTGACGGGACAATGACAAACATGCATGCCACTATCACTGAAGCAGCAATACAGATGTATTTTTGATTATTCATTCTTGAGCCTAAGAGAGATATTTATGTCTAACTACAACATAGCATCCAAAGGCCTAGAAGAGCAGAACAAAGTCAACGTTGATCTCGCAGCCTCCGGTGTCGCCTACAAAGAGCGCCTGAACATGCCGGTTGTCGCAGAGGTGGTAGCCAGAGAGCAGCCTGAACACCTACGCGAGTATTTCATGGAACGCGTCCGCTACTACCGCGAGCAGAGCACCCAGCTCCCCCGCGCATCCGATCCGCGCTACATCGAAATGGCTGAGCAGAACGCCAAGAAATAGCGATTTTCTCGTATATGCTCATTTTGCTTTTATCCCCGGGAAGGGCGATAATTACCTCGTCAGCCTGAGCAACTGACACGATTATCCGGCGCCAAGTGGGGACACATGGCGCACAAAGTAAAAAACATCCGGATTAAAGATTTGTATGCAATAACCCTTCTGATCGTGATGATTGTTCAGGTTGTTGTAGTAAATGCAGTATTTGTCTGCGTGGGGCTTGGGCTTCTTGGGCTATCTGATGAAGCCCTGACGATTTTCGCGGGATGCTCAATGCCTCATATCTGTGGTCTTGTTTACTGCGTTATCCAATCCGTTTTCCGGGCAAAAAAATGAAAAGCCTTCTCTGCGGAGAGGGCTTTTTTATAGTTGATTAAACTGAAAATCTACGCGGATCTGGGTTCTCCCAGCGGTACATAATTGACATGTATTTCTGCAGTGTGAAGTGCGCTAAAGACAAGCAGGTTGCGCGTTGTGGTAATGCGGTTCCTCTGCCTTTTGCTGAGGCGCTGGTGAGGGCTAATTTACCGGAGATGTGCCTGAAAAAAGACATTGCAGCATGATAAAACCCGCTTCGGCGGGTTTTTTAATATGGAAAAACATCAATCTAAACATAAGCATGGTGTTAGCAAAAAGTGCTGCAGAGGGGTTGAACATTTCATGCAACCGGTATACTGTTTATTTGTACAGTATTCATGTGAGGTGCTAACCATGAAAGTTGAAGTCACAATTGATAAACATAAAAAACTCCCTGATGGCGCCATACCTGCGCTTGAGCAAGAATTGCTGCGCCGCTTGTCCCAGTCTTATGATGACTGCAAATTAACCATTCGACGCACAAGCAACGATGGCCTTAGCGTTTTGGGCGGCGCTGATGGCGATAAAAAACGTGTAGAGCAAATCCTGCAAGAGACGTGGGAAAGCGCGGACGACTGGTTTTACTGATTCACCTTTTGGTGGCTGGCATTTCCCAAAGCATCGCAATAAGCGTGTCCCTTTGATGCTGTCACCGGACTTTTTTTGCGTCTGTATGTCGCTCAGGGGGTAGTGTGAGTGATGGTATTGAGGTTCCTACTAATCATTCCTGGTACGATGTTGTCAGGAGATCAGATGGCGCCATTATTTGTAGCTTCCCGGCCGAAGGAAGGCATCTGATTTACAGGGTTAATGGCATAATTTCAATGCGACCTTTATTGCCTGAAGAAGAAATTTTTACTCTAAACGGATTTATGAAATTTGCGGAACGACTTGGCTACCGAGTTCTCCCACCTTCTGATAATATGAAATCAACGGCCTGAACAACCGTTACCTACTGCGCCACGGAGAGAAGCCATGGCGCAATTGCACTTAATAAAACAATCTCAAGGTATCCTGATCCCCGCGACGCCGGAGACCAGTGATTTTCTGCAATCAAAATGCAAGCTCGGATCCGTTCTGGAAGCCGATTATAAGCTTGTCCGCAATCCGGCGTTTCACCGCCGTTACTTTGCTTTACTCAATCTCGGCTTTGAATATTGGGAACCTACCGGCGGGGCGATTTCGTCTAACGAGCGCAGGCTTATCACAGGTTACGCCAAATACCTTGCTGCATATGGAGGGAGTGAATCGGCGTTGCTTGATGCCGCCGGGCAATATCTCGACCGGATAGCTGAGAAGCGATCCGGCTATATCAGTATTTGCAAATCCTTCGATGCTTACCGGGCGTGGGTCATCGTTGAAGCCGGCCACTATGACGCCATACAGCTGCCGGACGGCACGCTGAAAAAACACCCTCGCAGCATTTCTTTCGCAAGCATGGACGAATGCGAGTTCCAGGAACTGTACAAAGCATCGCTAGATGTTCTCTGGCGGTGGATCCTCTCTCGTTCATTCAACAGCCTGCAGGAAGCTGAGAACGCCGCCAACCAGCTTTTAAGCTTCGCGGGGTGATGCCGATGAAACACTCATGGTTTCACCATCTCGAATGCACAACGCAGCAGGCCGAAGAATTGGTAGCGAGATATCGTCAGCGGGGCGTAAAGGTCGAACGAAGCTTAAACCCTGACTTTATGACATGGACCGTCAGCGCGCTGCTGGTGGAGGACAAAAATCCGCCGCGGCCAGACTCTCGCTGGCGCAACAGGATGTGGGGGTGAGTATGGCGAACCTACGCAAAGAGGCGCGTGGCCGCGAATGTACCGTGCGGATCCCCGGGCACTGCAACGGCAACCCGGAAACCAGCGTGCTGGCGCATTACCGCCTGGCGGGTACGTGCGGCACAGGATGCAAGCCTGACGATACTCAGGCGGCGATCGCCTGCAACGGGTGCCATGACGTAATCGACGGCAGAACTAAAACCACCGATTTCACCTACGACGTATTGCGCCTGATGCACGCGGAGGGGGTAATGCGCACCCTGGAAATCTGGCGGAAAGAGGGACTCATTAAATCATGAAAATCTACGATATCACGCCCATCGGCAAACCCAGGATGACCAGAGCTGATAAGTGGAAGCAGCGTCCGGCGGTAATGCGCTACCGGGCATTCTGCGATGAGGTCCGTCTGAAGAACGTTGCTATGCCGGAGCAGGGCGGACACATAACCTTCGTGGTTCCCATGCCAAAGAGCTGGAGCCAGAAGAAGCGAGTAACGATGAACGGTCAGGCACACCAGCAGAAACCAGACGCCGATAACATGATCAAAGCGCTGATGGATGCTCTGTTTACTGATGACGCACATATCTGGGACTTTCGTGTAACAAAAGTCTGGGGTGAATCCGGACAAATTTTAATTTCTGATATCGGAGAAGTGGCCGCATGAAACTGGAAGCATCGTTAAAGCATTTCAGCCCGCAGGGGATGCATATCAGCGACGACGTGAAAAGCACATCGCCGAATCGACTGACCGGAACAGATGTTATGGCGGCCATCGGTACCACCAGCAGTCGTGCGCGCTTCGGCCTTGCCGCTTTCCTCGGAAAGGCTGGTATCAGCAAAACGGACGAACAGCTTGCAATTCAGGCGCTGGCGCAGTTTGCCATCAAAAACGCTCCTAAAAATGTCCGCAAAGCCGCTGGTGACAAGCTCGGCGCCTGCATGTTGACGCTGGCGCAATTTGCCTTTGCGGAATACTCACGTTCGGCGGCCACCAGAGCAACGTGTCAAAGCTGCAGCGGTACCGGCTTTATTTCCCGCCATGAAGATGTAATTAAGCACCCCGGTATTTTCGATGCTGACGGTGTCGAAGTGAAGGCCCCAAAGATTAGAAATGAACTGGTGAAAAGGGTCTGTGGAGTGTGCGGAGGAAAGAAAGTGATCCATGCGCGATGCAGGTGTAGTGGTAAAGGGGAGGTCTTAGATCGCAAAGCGACCAAAGAACTTGGCGCACCGGTTTTCAAAACATGTGAACGCTGCTCTGGTAATGGCTTCTCTGTTGTACCCTCTGCGACGGTACACCGCGCCATTCTGAAGCGTCTCCCGGATCTCCATCAGTCTTCGTGGTCACGCAACTGGAAGCCGTTCTATGAAGGGCTGGTGGATATGCTTCACAAAGGAGAGAGACAGGCAGCGGCTGAATTTGAGAAGGCGACCATTTATTGATGTGATCGAAACAGATGGCGGCAAATTTTTGCACGATAGAGTTGACTTTGCATAAAATTGTCCTGTATTATTCTAATCATGGATACGTACATCCAAATGAAACTGATTCTGAACCCTGCCAACCGGCGGGGTTTTGCTTTTCTGGGGGAAGCGATGCAGCAGCCATATTTTTTTAACCCTGGCATGACCACTCAACAGCTTGAAGACTGGCTTGGGCAACAGAAAATCTATCTTGCCCACTTCAACCGTCTGATAGCAGAAAAAGCCGCTCTTGAGGAGCGACTGAGTCAGATCTCTGCGGAGATTGAGCGAGTCGCTACTGGTAGCTTTGAAGGAATGCTGAGTTTTCCCTGGGATCCCAGTCCTCTTGTGGAAAATCCTCAACAGGATAGTGGCCAGTCGGCAGATTGAGTGACGCCAGGACAGCGGCAGCATCTTCTGACATATAACTGGGCTTTAGTTGACTGGCAATGATAAAGAGACAGTCGTTTAGCGAGAGTCTTCTAATCTCTTCAGGTTTCCACTTGGTCATTTCGAAGATAAGGTGATGAAGAGCCTTATCGTTATCAAGATAATAATAATCAGATGAAAAATGTTTCCTGTACTCATCGAGAATACATTCAAGAGTGAATATTTGTCCTATTCGATACCAAACCTGCCTGGCTCTGTAACTGTGTGAGTCTGCCAGTAATGTTTGGGGGAAGTTGTTATTTTGACAAACCCGGGACTTGATTACCTGTAAAAGGTCTGAGTACTTACTCATATTTTCACCAGTTGATGTTTTAATCATTTGCGAATCAATTTTATCAAAGAGAAAAACAAGCCGCTACACGCTGATAACATCAGGCTGAGCGGTTATGGTGAGCCGATACCTCAGACAAGCAGAGTATTGAAACCAGAAAGACTGAATGTTAAATTTCTGGTGTGGTGAATCCCCCTATGCGGAGGGGCATTGCCAGTCTGATATGTTTTTTTGCGCATTGCGAGTCGTCTGTGGGCTGGCGGCGACTTACCGGGAGGCACCCGGCACCACACCTAATAAAAAATGATGATAGCTGTAAGGCCCACTTCGGTGGGCTTTTTCTTTGGGCAAAAAAAAACCGCATGGTTTCATGCAGGCAAGGCAGTTACATTTAGATTTTGTCCCGGTATATGTTTTTTTGTCCGGAAGTCGAAAGATACTGTCTCGAATACATTTTGTAAATAACGGATTCAAATCACAAGGCCATGCATTTGCATGGCTTTTTTATTATCAGGTCCCGCGGAAATCATCACCGACATGCTTCGTTGTTAAATCCAGCCTGACGGGCCTGACCTTCTCACACACAGCTTCCCGATCTTTCATCGGAGGCGGTAACTATGGCTAAGCGTATGCAAGACAAAGAGAGCATTGCCGGGATGTCCTGGCTGGTTCTGCTGATCATTGCTTGCTGGGGTGGACTTGTCCGCTACCTGATAGATGTGAAGCAGAGCAAGGCAACATGGAGCTTGATCAATGCTCTTGCCCAAATGGTGGTTTCAGGGTTTACCGGCGTTATTGCTGGCCTGGTGAGCATTGAAAGCGGACTGAGCATTTACATGATTCTGGCAACCGCGGGGATAAGCGGCGCGATGGGCTCCGTAGCGCTCACGTATTTCTGGGAACGAATCACCGGAGTGAAAGCACAATGACAGCAGACCAGATTATCGAGGGGATCCTCGGCAAGGAGGATGGTTATGTCGATCATCCGTCGGATAAAGGCGGGCCGACCCGCTGGGGCATCACGCAGACCACCGCCCGTGCACATGGCTACACCGGTGATATGCGGAACCTGCCCAGGGAAACAGCAAAGCAAATCCTGCTGAGCGATTACTGGACCGGCCCCCGGTTTGACCAGGTGGCAGCTCTATCTACGTTACTGGCAGATGAGCTTTGCGACACTGGCGTGAACATGGGGCCATCTGTAGCCAGTAAGTTCTTTCAGCGCTGGCTCACTGCCCTGAATATGCGCGGAAAGCTGTATCCCGATCTGATTCCAGATGGCGCCATTGGTCCCCGAACCATCACCGCGCTTAAGGGATACCTTTCCGCCCGCGGGAAAGAGGGTGAACAGGTTCTGTTGCGTGCGCTGAACTGCAGCCAGGGTGCCAGATACCTCGAACTGGCGGAGGGCCGCGAAGCCAACGAGGATTTTCTCTACGGCTGGGTTAAGGAGCGTGTCCTGTGAAGATGATCATTTTCGCTTTGCTTGTGCTGGTGGCTGTGCTCGTTCTGTTACTTCTGCGCAAATATACCCGGCTGGAGTTCGTAGGGCATGCCAGCTTGCTGCTGAAAACGTGGTCTGTAAAGCTGGGAGCTATCGGCGCGCTGGTTGGTGTATGGGCGCAGTCGTTCCCGGATGCTGCGCTGCACGCCTGGGCGGTGCTGCCGCCGGATATCAAAAACATCCTGCCGCCAAACATCGTTGCGTTGATTAGCCCTGCGCTGGTGGTGCTGGCCGTACTATCGCAATACGTACGCCAGCCAGCATTGAAAGAAAAGGCCGACGAACTGAAGGAGCAGCAATGAGCTTTGAAATTATCGCGGGACTGGTGGTCGTCATCCTGGGTGCTATTGCTGGCGCGTTCGGCATTGGTCATGCTCGCGGGGCCAGTAAGGCGAAAGCCAAAGCTGATCAGCAACGTACCGAAGAGAACGCCGCTGCTACTGTCGCCGCGGCAGAACGCCGTGCTGAAGTCACGAAAGGGGCCAGCGATGTACAGGAAGACGTTAAGCGTATGGGCGATGACGATGTTGATCGGGAGTTGCGCGAAAAGTTTACCCGCCCCGGTAGTCGTTGACACGGCCTGCAGCTGGGTGCGGATCATCTACCTGACTGACCACGATATCGATGTGTTGGATAAGCAGACCAAGCGTGACATCCTGGCGCACAACAAAGCAGTGCAGGCGAATTGCTCGCAGCTCACAGAGAAGGGTTCCAGGTAATTCAGCTACAAACGCAGAACACTTTAGGTATTGAAATTTACATGGCCACATGAACAAAAAATCAGAATACGAGACAACAGAGCGCTGAAAAATGAAAAGTTGGTATCTAAGTCAGGTGCATTAAGGCACTATGGATTTTCAATTCCTTCTATCTAAGAAGCTGCCCATGACAAGAAATTCACTCCCTCTACTTCCGCATGGTTATCGATACGGTGACGAGCACTCTATTCACCCTCATTGTGATGGGGATTATTTAGCTCCGCAGGGATATGTTATCAAGTCCGTTAACCTTGTAGATGAGGTGGTTATTTATGTGCCCATCCAACGCTACATCAAGCATCTAGATCTTTGGGTTAATGCCGAAGGAACTGTCGAATAAATTGTTAGTTACCGGCCTCGTTCGGGAGAGCTGAGAATTGCCATCAAAAGACCAGCAGAGATGCCTGGTGCTCTGGTTGAATGTTCCGGCAAGTTGAAAATGATTGGTTCAATGAGCTCTTTCGATATTTAAATGCTTTCGATAACTTAAATGAAGCTATCACCACGTTATCACTGCCAGCCAACACCAAAACGGCAGTGGTCAGTTAAAAAGCAGAAAAGCCTCTCCCGGGTGGCTCCTGAGAGATTTTAGTTTTCTAACTGGTACCAACCAAAGGTCGCATTTTTTATGCGACCTTTTTTATTGTGCGTAACAGGCATCCGTAAGGAAACCGTTCAGCTTGTACACACGGCAAAGATAAATGCAAAAGCATCACAGAGGCTATTTTGTCGAATGGCTTCGATAATGCTCCCCACATCGCACAGAGGTAAAACATGTCAGAAATTACACCTGCAGAACAAATCCGCCTGACCATCATTAAGAAAGTTAACTACGACACCGCCGCGGCGAAGCTGGCCATTGACTGGGTTGGCGATAGCAATCTGAAAGCTGAGCTTTTTGCTGACTCTTTCGATCGTGTCTTCACTGAAAGTGAGATTGTCTCGAAGACCCGCAAGGCCATCCAGGAAGCGACCGAAGCGCTGGCGCTATTTGATACCGCGGCTGAGCAGGCCAGTTAAGGCATTACAGCAGGCATTCACTGAGTGCCTGTGATAATGCTAAATTATGCCCTGAATGAAAATGGGGTGATAAATGAAAATCGATCAGGAATATCTAAAGGGGCTGCTTATAGCGTTTGAAGATTCGAACGAGCCTCATACGAGTATTACTAGGCTTTTGGCGCTGGGGTTTGATCATCGAACTAACGAATTTCGCTTCCATATTCGGTTATTGCATGATCGTGGTTTGATTGGTCGCGTCGATGGTGAATATGGGATTGGGTATTTCAGCCCTGGCAGTGATGATCAAGATGACGAAGGTTTTTTTGACGAAGTGCCGTTGCGTCTAACTGCCTCTGGACATGATTTCCTGGAAGCAATTAGAAACAAAGAAGTGTGGGCAACTCTTAAAAGCGGATTTAAGGATGCCAGCATTGGAACGCTTGTGACGGTATCGAAAGAATTACTTAACCGTGCGTTAACTAAGCAACTAGATAAGTATTTTGATTAGCAATTCAATCATTTTCAAAGGCCGCCTTCGGGTGGCTTTTTTAATGGTTTCAACTACATACCAGATGCATGCATGGGCATGTCTCCACTCTTGCCAGCCCAGTAACCGATTTCGCTTCTCTCTCAGCCAATTCAAAGGTAGCTGCGCAAAGCTTCTGGTATCTACCGGTTGTGAAGCCTTTCTTTTTCGTCAGTCCAAGTAGCGGGTTGATTCTTTTACAATTAGCCCGATGAATCCTGGTAAAGCGTTCATCACTCTTGCTTGCCTTACCGCTGGCGGTTTTTAAGGTGTTGACGACATATCCATCAGGATTATCGCTAAGCCAATGACGATACGCAGATTCACTATCCGGTTGAAGTTCACTTCTGAATACCTTTACGCCCATACGATATCTCCGTGTTGTTTTTAATGAATTATAACAGGATTAACCCATGGCAAAACCGGACTGGGGCGAGCTTCAGCAACGGTTCCTGTCCGATCATTCCGCAACCGGCGTATCACCGAAGGATTGGTGTGAAGCGCAGGGACTGAATTACGCTACTGCCCGCCGATACATCAAGAAACCCACTGCGCAAACTGCGCAAAAACCTGCGCAGAAGAAATTGCGCACTGCGCAAAAGGAAAAGTGCGCAGAAGAGCTGGTGGAAGATGATGGACTCACCGATCAACAGCGTTTATTTGTCGCGGAATACCTGAAGGACAACAACGCCACGCAGGCCGCTATCCGTGCCGGGTACAGCAAGAAGACAGCGAATGAGCAGGGAGCAAGGCTGTTAGCAAAAGTTAGTATTGCGCAGGCCATTGCGCAGCAGCAGAAAGCATCCATTGTGCGCACGCTTGGCAGCGCTGATGAAGTGCTTGAGCAGATGTGGCGGCTGGCAACATTCGACGCCAACCAACTTTCTCAGTATCGCCGCGGGAGCTGCCGTTACTGCTGGGGCTTCGGTCACCAGTATCAATGGCGCGATGCGGTTGAGTTCGAAGAGAAGCTGGCTGAGGCTTTAGCGAAGAAAGGGAAAGAGCCAAACGACAGAGGCGGCTACGGTTACGACCATACCAGCTCGCCTAACCCGAAATGTCCTCGCTGTAATGGTGATGGCATCGGCCAGCCTTTCTTCGCCGATACGCGCAAGCTGGCGCCGGATGCTGCGCTTGCCTATTCCGGTGTGAAGCTTGGTAAGAATGGCGTTGAGATAACCGCCATCAGCCGTGAGCGCATGTACGAGGCGGTGATGAAACGTCTCGGCCTGGCTGACAGTGAGTTCGCCCAGCGTCTACAGCAGATTGAAATCGAGCGCCGGCAGCTGGAGATCGACAAGCTCCGTAAAGAGCTGGCCGCTGACCCGGAAGATGACGAACTGAAGTGGTTTACTGAATTTGGCCACCTGAACAGAGGTGATATGCTCACCTCAGAACAACACAGGTGTCATAATGAAAAAAAGAAATTTCAGCGCAGAGTTTAA